TTAGAGGATAAGATGCACCTACACAAATAATTTTTAATTCACGATATTGATCTTGTTTAATCGGAAAAGAAACTACGTTTGTATACCCCCTAAAGATGCCAGATACTTTATCGTTTTTCCAGGTAATTTCAACGGGCACTCCAGTCTTTATACTTTTATATAAAGATGTTGTAACACTTCTATACTTAATTTCCACAATGTCATGTTTACCCATTTCTTGATGTAAAGTAATGCTGCGTGGTAAAGAGGTTATAGAAGGAAAGTCTGGATAGGTAACTTTAAAAGAAGTACTTTTTCTATTTTGAAGTCCTGGATTAAGCATTTGGAATCCTTAATTGTGTACCTGGTTGTATTGTGTCTGGGTTTATAATTTCAGGATTAATATCTAAAATTTGCCACCATAAACCAGGACTTCCTAAAAATTTAGTTGCTAAGATATCTAGTCGATCAGTTTCAACCCACTCATAAATAAAATAACTTTGCAAATAGTCTGGGTATGTTCTAAAAACCGTTAAGTGATACTCTTGTTTTTTAGCATGCCAAGCCTTAAATAGAGGTCCATCAACGTATCTGCTATCTAAAAAGATCATTTTTAATCCTTTATTTCTGGAGGGTCGTAGAATCTATGACAACTAATTTGTACGTTAGAAATAATAGGAACCATTCTGTCATTAAATACCGTGTGATTTATTGCAATAGACCCAACTCTTACTAGATACCGAAGTCCGTCTCCAAGATGTAACTCTACTTGAGCACCAGTTAAATATCCTCTGTCTGCAGTTCTATCATTTAAACTAGATTGATATGTTGCGTTAGGTCCATTTATAGTTCTAAAAAGATATTCAAGGTCATACATAGTTCCTTTTTTGTAAATCATTTTTAAATCTTCAAGTTTATTAAAATTACCTGGGTAAGGATTAGTTGCACCCGTAATCAATCCGTTTGAATCTAAGTAAGCCATGTCTCCAATTCGATTTAACAGTAATGTAAAATCTACAGTGCTTTGATTTAATCCAGCACCTACAGGAGTTATACCACCATCTGCCCCACTTTGAATTACTTCAGGGTTAAACCCTTCAGCAATTCCCCACCCCATACTTACCTCTGTTGGATTGTATAGAAACTTAAATCCATACATTGTTAGATCAATTGATGAGTCGGTTTTTTTGTTATAGAACTGTGTATTATCTATACGACTACGAGACATTTGAATAGTTCCCTTTGCAGCGGGTGCTGACTCAAGTACTGTTCCAGTAATTGGGTCGTATTTAATTGGGGTGTACATATTTTTTGCATCCGCATAGTTACCTGCGTCTGACATTCCTCTAAAAGTATTTTCACTTTGAGGACCTTCGTTTCTAAAATATGCCGACCTAACCATTGGTGCGTTATAGGTGTAGAAAGGTGCTGGGGGTGTTGTATTTGGTGGAGGATCTTCGGTAGCGCCTTTTATTGGTTTCTCTACCGCTTTCTTTCCACTTGGCTTTTTTGTTTTTGGATTAACCACAGGTTTTCTTGCATCAAATTCTTTTTTAGCAGCAGCCTGAGAAGAAGATATTAATTGATTTTGAATAGATTTTTTTAAAGTTTCAGCCGTATTTATCCTAGTTGTAAGAACAGCAATATTTGAATTTGCATTATTAATATTTAAAATAGCATTATTTAAGTTTGCTTGTTCTCCGCTACTATAAGGAGGGGGTCCATAAGCAGTATAAAGATCTCTTAAAGTTTTTTCTAATCCAGCCAATACTACATACAATGATTTTTTTGCCTTTGTTAGTACATCAAACTCACGAACCGCTTCTTGTAGCGCCTTCTGTTGTTTTGCTTTTTCAGCCTTAATGTTCTTTTCTTCATTGGCTCTTTGTTGTTCATTTTGTACATTAGAAATTATTTGGGCTGTAGTAAGAGCAATAGATCCTGGTCTAGAATATTTATTAGGGCCACTTGTTATTAATCTACCAGCCATTATTTACTCCCCATTGTTTGAAGATCTTTATCATTTAATAGTATTTCTTTTATTTTTTTGGCTAGAGAATTAGCCTCTGCTATTGATGCATTGGCTAAATTTACATTTACATTTACGGTTTTTGTTCCTACGTTTGCAGTTGAAACTCCTGAAGTATGTTGTAAATACTTTCCACTAGTATAGGTAGTCCATGGGTTAAAGTTTGTTCCACCCTTAGAAATATCATATGCAATTCGTGCATTTATATTTGGATCTTTTAAACTTTCTGGTCCTGTGTATCCAATAGATGCATACTTCTTTAAGTATGCTGCATTGCGTTTATTCCCCATATTAGGATTTCTTGGATCATTATTTTCCATATTAATTTGGAATAAACCATAAGAGTCATCCATACCAGTTGGGTTGTAGGCATTTGCTCTACCACCAGATTCGGCTTTAACAATTCCATAAGCAGTTGTTAATGATTGGCCAGAGAATCCAGCATTTTGTAGAGTCTGCATTAATCCCTGATCCATGCCAGCAGTCATCTGTGTTCCCGTTTGAGATGTCTGTGCAGCATTAGCGGGAGTTCCAAACATACTTGATATTGCTTTAGTGCCTAGCCAACCAAGACCAGATAAAATTCCTCCACCAATTGCTCCAGGAACTGCACCAATTCCTCCAAAAAATGCTCCACCAATTCCACCAGCCGCAGCACCTATACCAACTGTGCTTAAAAATCCTTGACCAGTTGCACCAGCCACTGCTCCACCAAGAACAGGCACGGCTCTTCCTAAACCTGTTAATCCAACTTTAGCGGTAGTAGTTGCAACACCAGATGTGGCTGCTTGTCCAGCCCTTGATGCTACGCCACCCAATGCCATCTTCAAACCTTTGTAAGTTAGTAATGTTCCTGCAGCACCAGCAATTCCACCAACAACACCAGATACACCTGCACCAACATTTGTTCCAGAAAATCCTTGAACTGCACCCTTTAATTGGAAGAAGGCATCTGGCAATCCTTCTAGAGACTTATTTAATGCAGCAACGGCACCCGCTGCTTTTTCAAAGCCAGCAATCATTGGCTCTGTTCCACGCTCCATTAATGATGTCATTGATGTAGCAATTTGCATTTGTGCATTTTGTGGGTTAGCAGGATTAAAAGGTGCGTTTTCTAAGTCACTGCTAATAGTTCTACCAGCCGCCATGTCCGTTAACATGGTGCCAAAAATTTCTTGCTGTGTTTGTGAAAATCCAAGAGCCTTTAATGATTGCCCAGCAAAACCTTCACGCAAAGATAGTGCCATTTGTTCTGCGGTAACTTGTCTGCCTTGAGTCATCCTGGTAAATAATTGTCTAGCAATATCACCAGTAGATCTAGCCGTGCCAGTCTTTGGATCAAATGTACTAATACCGTACTGATAAAGATTTCCACCCATTGCACCAGTGTGTAACCCACCGATAGCCTGAGCCGCTGTTGCGTTTGGCATTCCTAGATAACGAGCAGCGCCACCAACTTCTCGCATTGCTCTAGTAAAGTCAGCACTACCTGGCATGTAACCATAACCCTGCACAAGCATTGCTGCTGCTGCGGCATCTTCACCTGGTCCAGTAATTCCGCCACCTAGTGCGCCAAAAGTTGCTTGCGCTAAACCAGCACGACTCATTGCCCCGCCACTGCGAAGTGATGCTTGGTAGAAGCCAGTTGCACGAGATACAGTCATGCCAAGATCTGGTAATGCAGCGTATGCACCAGCAGCGGCACCCATACCAATTTGAACTCCAGCAACAGTTGCAGCGCCCTGCTTGGTGTATAGCCATGGCATCATTCCGCCTTGACCAGTACCACCACCAGCGCCGTTACTAAACTGAGCGCCACTTGTTCCAAGTGTCATGTTGGTTCCCTGACCAACACTTGGTGACAAGATATTAGATACTTGTTTTAGAGAGGTAGAAGCAAATCCGCCAATTCTTTTGACGAGTCCTTCTATGGCACTTAATCTCTTTTCAGTTGTGCCCAGCGCAGAGTTAACATTGGAGAGTTGAGATAAGGGATCTTTAGCCATTTCTCATCCTTTCATATTGAACTCTGGCGACTTCTAACCAATTACTTCTTTCTCTACGAGATAATTCTTTTATCTCAGATAGAGACCAACCTTCATAATAATCACTTAATGCAGACCATTCAGAGAACAGCCTTACATAACTAATTACATTAGAACTGAAATAAGGTACCTAAATTAATAGGAACCGTTACCTCACTTCCTGTATCAGGGTCGGTAACAACTACATCTTCAAATTGTGGACCTGGGGCTCGTTTGTTTATCTCTTCTATAATCTTTCTGCGATCTACAACGCTAAGTGCTTGCACTTGCGCCTTGCTATACACAGGGTTCTCTCCTATGCGTACTAGAGTGTTTTCAAGAACGAGAGTACTTAATTCGGCAGAAGTTTTTTCTGCATTGTTAATCATCTCTCTTTGAACTACTCCATTAGGAAGTTTTACTGTGTAATCAACATTCTTACCTTTAACAATAAACACTCGATCATTTACAGGGTCAGTAAGTATCTTC